AAGAAAATAAGGGATAATATCCCATGAATAGAGGAGTATAGAAAATACTCCTATATTTTGATGATTAAAAAGGTTACAGACGTATCTGTAATCAATATTAAAAGGAGGGGTCAACTATGGCCAAGAAACCGCCGCTTCATAAAAAACCCGTTTACAGGAGAATTAAGAACAAACCCAATTCTCATACAAAACTCTCAGAGAATGCTACTACAAATAATACTGTAGTAGAGCCATCAGAGAAGTATGCACGTACAATTGAGTGCATTAAGGCTAAGGGGTTCTTTGTAGACGGTATCTATGGGACTAGGGTATATTTCAATAGAATAAAAGAGTTTAGAGTAGATGGAAAAGATATTCCTGTCTTTGTTGCTACAGTACGATATAAAGACAAGAAAGGCAACTTACAAGAACAAGATAAGGTGTATCGTATCGTAAGATATAATGATCAACAGATCATAGGAATAGTAACAAACAACCATAACTATGGAGTATTAAAGAAAGTAAAAGTAAATACCGAAATGCCTAATAAAAGATACTAAGACTACAAAGCCCTATAGAACTATATAGTTCTATAGGGCATGATTTTGTAAAAGTGTAATTTTTTTGTTATATATCATATATGTGTACAAAGGATCAATCGAGGGAATTGATTCGTACATTCATCATGAAAGGATGATAGTGTCATGTTTAACGAAAACAACATTAAGGTTAACTTCTCCATCAACTTCAACGTCGAGGTTCCGCCGGCCGCATTGCCTGAGCTTCTGAAGCTCAGCGACAAGCAGCTCGACCAGCTTCGCGAGCTCGCGAAGCTTCTTCAGGGGACCAAGAAGGTCTCGGAAGATGAGGTTCCCGAGAAGATTCGGGAATCCGTCAAGAAGAAGGAGGATGCCAACAAGTTCAAGAATATCGACATCCTCAAGGACGAAGAGTTCTAAGGGCTGCTCAAAGGGCGACGAAAGTCGCCCTTCTTTTTTTTTTAATAAACTCCATAATGATGAACTATACTTATGAGAAGGAGATGATAAAAGATGAAGCTTACATTTGTAGATTGTACTACTAGCATAGAATTACAGAATTGGGTAATGATGAGAAACCAATTAGCCAATTGTCCTATATACAGATTCTATACTCTCTTCATGTATGGTATTCCGTTAGATAACTTGAATCCTCTTCCATATGCTTTAAAAGCATTATATGATCATACACAAGAAGAAGGAGTATCTTCTTACAACTTTGATATAGCATATGCTAATCAGATATTGAATTATGAACCATCTTGGATAGACTTCATGCAGATCATAGGAGCTTTTCAATATGCGCCAGAGACTATTGTCTTGTGTGACTATACAAGAGACGAAGCACTTCCTGTAATAGATTCTCTTATAAAGTTTATACAACAAAGATATGGTATAAATAGCTATATAGCAAAAGATATAATAGATATAGATCAGTATGCAGTATCTGATTTTTCTTCACAAGAAGGATATCGTGTTATGATGGCTGATATAGATTCTTTTAAACAAAGATTCTTTACTAAAGAACAGTTAGAGAATGAGGTTATATATGAATAACGATCTTTATATGAAAGATAGATATAGAGCCCCATATCAATATCTCATAAATGCTAATATAGTAGAATGGGATATTTCTAAAGCAAACATATCTATCTTAAGACAATACAACAAGATATCTGATACAGAATATGAGAGATTATACAATCTTCCTAAGAAAGATAGAGCTATAACTATAGGATGCATGATGAGAGATAGTAGTGATATAAACACTACTATCACTAATGGATTTGTAGAAGCAAGAAGATTATTTTTTGAAACTAATCATATAGACCCAAGAAGTGTGTTATTTATAAACAAAGATTCTATTACTCTAATCAATGTTCCACAACAGTATATACAGTCTTCTTTTGGGTATATAAACTTTGTTATGAAAGAGATTTATACGTCTTTCTACAATCTATTCAATATAGAGTTTCTATATAAGAATACTTCTAATATAGAATCTTATAGATTTAAGAATGTAGATGAGGATAAGCTAATAGCTGCTCATTCTTCTGGTATGCTAGATATGATTCTTTATATAGCAAATCAAGCACAGTTATTATCTCAGAAAGAGATGGTAATGATAATAAAGAATCTATACATTCAGTATTGTAGTAAGAGTCTTCCCATACGATATTATAGAGAGTTCAATAACATATCTAAATACAGATTCAAGACTTATGGGGTATATACTTACTATTCAGATTCTTATCCAGAAGATATGAATATAATAGATATATCTTATAATGCAGAATTGTTAAGATTCTTCTATAAGATCTTTGTTAAAGAATATTTCCACAAAAGACGATAGGATTCTCCCATAGCTTAATAGCTATGGGAGAACAGTTTTCTCTCTAGTATTTAAGAACCGCATTCGCAAAACCGTTTTATCTATGACGTATCTTTTTTAGAAGAGGTAACCCCAAGTGTGTGTTTAGAAAGGAAAGCATCATCTATGAACGAGTCATACTGTCCATTAGAGAGAAAACCGTAGGGATTCTTTGGAATGTATTGTCCTATCAAGACCAGTAGTCTAGCCTGATTATTAGAAAGTCAATACTATTATCATCTAGAATTTTGTTTCATAAGAGCTTCTGCTTCTTTTTTTGCTTTCTCGTCGGCTTCTACATATAACATCTTCTTTTGATCTGCACAGAAGAGTGATACTCTTAAATAGCATTTGGTAGACAGTAATTCTGTTACTCGTCCTTTACCATAATAGAGTTCTAGTTTTTCTGTCATGATAGGAGACATATATCTTATTACTTCAGAGATTAGTCCATTTAGAATATCTCTCTCTTCTTTCTCTGTTATGTATTGGCCTTTCTTGAATCCTCTGTATAACAAGATATATCTATCAAAGCAGTCGTCTACATAAGCATCTAGTGGATCCATTTTGATATCTTTTGTGAAGTTAAAGAAGTTTGTGTCTATAATGTTAATCTTATCCATCTTTTCTTTATGAGATATCATTCTGTCTATAAAATATACGCAAAACTCTATTACAGAGATTAGAACGAATAGATAGTGGTATTGGGTCGATACTCCTAATACAATATTCAATGATATTAATGCAGTCATCTTGTATTCTAGTATCCAATCCATCGCATCTATACAACCATTTAGAAGTACTTTATACTTATCTTTCAAAAAGAGTTTAAAAGAATCTGCTTTGTCCAATATAGTACTAATACTCATTTCTTCACAGTCCTTTCTTTTTTGCACATACATGGAGAGGTATATAGACTATACCTCTCTCTTTGTATGTGTCTTTTAGATACGTTCGAATTCTATTTTAAGAGAGTGCTGATCCCTTTTTGTTTTTAAACGATATAGCGGATCTTTGAATACCCCAGGAATATTCTGTTTATCGAACTTATCATGTGCTCTAGTAGCAAGTTCTATACTACAGAATGCTACTTCAATGACTTCGTTCTCTATATTTATATCCGCTATATCGTGTATATTGAAACTACCATTCAATAGCTCAAAAAGAGCCGATTCTTCTGGTAATCTAGCAATACGTTTTTCCATAATCGTAGAGGAGATCTTATCATGATACTCTAAGAGATTCATGGATTCAGTCTCCCTTCAACATGTCTTCTAATTCTTCATTTTGTTTAGCTTGTGAACGTTTCTTACTCTTCTGCTCTTTAAGCATAGTGTACCATAAATACTGTAAGAAACCAACCTTGCTGTTCATTGCTTCTATATAAGAGAGTCTTCCCTTATAGTGGTCGCATAGTGACTTTATTCTTGAATAGAGCTCGCTATTACTGCTAACTGGGAACGAGTAAAAAGCAAGTTAAGAGGATTAGCTTCTACGCGCTTAATCTCTTCTTTACAATTAGAGCAAGTAGTCTCTGGGATACTATAAGTAATCTTATCCTCATCAAAAGATCTAGAAACTTTTCTAGCTTCTCCAATAGCAATAGACCTTTCATCAGGAGTAAATGTCTTGAAGATAGTATCAAGTGCTTTTACTTTACGCATAACTGTCTTAGCAAGTGAAGTCTCATCTACTCCAAAAGAGATAGGAGTTAGAGATTTGGTAGTGTAGTTTACTTTATATACTTTATCGATATTAGGCATAATATCAATGATAGACGAATACTTCTCTGAGAATTCTTTAGAAAGAGCTGCTGGTTCGAACAATGAAGAATAGATAGATTGTGATGTAAATCCAATAGCATAGTCTTTAGAAATCAAACGAGGAGAAGATTTGTACATAGAACTCATGACAGTATCTTTACGTAAGATTGATTCGAAACGTTCTTTTACTTTCTCATTGGGGAAATTTACCATATCCATGATATCCTTCTTGAGAAGGAACACTTTACGGCACTTCTTATTTTGGCATTCATATGTAATATAATTAGTATCTTTGAAGTTAGCCACATAGACAGCAAACAACAGACCATCAATATCGTAATCAGAAATCTGACGTAACCAAATCTCAAACTTTGGTTTATTAGGATTAATGATATGGTGATAAATAGTAGAGAATACAGTCCTGAGACCAGCAACTGTATCAAACTTAGTCTGTGATGGAGAAAGCAATACAATCTCATCACCAGAAAATGGAGTCATTTCTACCAATATACCAGAGTACTGTAATGGCCACAAGATGCTATAAGAAGTAACCTTCTTATCACTCAATGCAGCAGTTAGTTTAATAGGTTTGGTCTCTATAGTGAAGTTACTGATATTATCATTGATATCTAGATTGAGTTTATCAACAACTTCATTCTTATATTCTTTTAAGATACGCTTAGATGTCTCTTCTGGAATGGTATCGAGTTCATCATCTTCATAAGCATTATCATCTGATTCTTCTGCCAGAAGAAGATCAGCATTCTCTGCATCAGACACTTGATCCTCTACACGAGCTTTACTAAGATCTGGTACTATTGGACTAGTTCCTTTGTTATTTCCAAGATTTACTTCATTCTCATCTGAGAAGAAGTCAGTAAAATCTTCATCATCTCGCATAACAAGAGATTCGATTTCTTTATTGGCTTCTGAAGATAGACGTGGATTAGGAACGTATCCATCTTTACTCTTCTTAGGATCTTCAATACCAAAGTATTCGTTATTGACGCCAGTCTTTTCATCTCTAGCAACTACAAAGAGAATATAACCTTTTCTTTCATGAGGACTAATATTATCAAATCGAGGATCTGTATCAATAAGCTCTTCTACAGCTTTCATTTTCTTTTTAAGACTTTCGTTCTTAGAAGCTCTCTTTTCTAGAATAGCATAATGCTCTTCAATGTACTTATACTTAGCCTCTGTGATACGTCCATTAGGAGCTAATAGTTCTTTCTTCTCTCTTTCAATGCCCTCATCAGCAAAGTTATACATCTTATCTAGAGTTTCTCTAATAGCCTCTTTCTTAGCAGGTTTCTTATTCTTAAAGATCTTATTAATATCTACTTCTTGATATTGAGTTACCCCATCGTCTGTATTAGGTGTATGGATAACAGATGGTTTCTTGTTAGACTCTTCTTTCTTAATCTCATCTGCCCTATGCCCAGGAACAATAATCTTCCTAGCAACCTTTCCTTCTTTCTCTTTCTCTTTTAATTCATTCATCATCTTCTCTACTTCATTCTTATCTACAGTATCAGAAGAGATTGTTTCTACCTTATTACCATCATCAGTAGTAATCGTATTTTCTTTAGCAGCTACTTCTGCTGGAGTTTCTGTATCCTCTACTCCAAGATCATTTAGAGTAATATTCTTCTTCTTTTCGTTAGCCATTTACTTTTTCCTCCTCTTGAGTCTTTTCATATGCCTAAATGAAGCTCCACCTTTTTTGTTTCTATCTCCAGCTCTTTGCTTTGCAGCTCCCAAGTTTCTATCCAGAAACTCCTTAGTGGCTCCTTCGTCTAGTTTACCTTTATAATACATAGAATTTCCTCTAGTATCTTTTCCTGGTAGTCCAGGAGGTGTTCTAGATTTAATCATCTCTTTCATATTAAATTCTGCTTTGATTTTACTAACAGCCTCTTCTTCTTCTGTAAACCTTTCCATTGTATTTTCATCAAATTGCTCTTCTGTTATACGTCTAGTAGTCCCAGGTTTGTCTTTAAGCTTAACCCAAAAGTGAGTTCCCATACTCCTCTCTTTCCTTTCTTTTTTTATTTAGATAAGAACTCTAAAGAACTAGATGATGGATTGTATGCTAGCATATAGATAACCCCATTCATTCCCAATTCTATAGTAAGTCTATTCTCTCCTCTATTATCAAGATAACATTTCACATTTACTGGTAGCATTTCAGGCAAATAAGTCGCTATCTGTTCTTCTACATCTGTTTGAAACATAGCTAGTTCTCTATCAAAAGCAAATTTATATCTACCAGAAATATCTACTCCCATATTAGGTATATCTGGATTGGTGCCTTTTCTCATAATGATTAATCTTATAACCATTAACAAACCAGAACTTATCTTTCCTTGTTGTATATTAAGATCTATAACTTTTGGTTGGTTGATATCATCTATATCTAACAAGTAATCTCGTATATTAACTTTTTCATCTATTACTTTCTTTATATAAGGCATATCCTCATCTCTCCCCTATATACATTATCGCTAAGTTGAATCTATAAATATGTAATAAAGACACGTTAGTAACACAATTTAACCATTAGGGCACATATGAGTAATGTGACCAAAAGATTATATACACATGAAAGGAGTAATTATAGATGCAGAATATTACTTCAGAAGCTATGGGATTAGCATCTATGAATCCTGTTGTTGGTACTAGTTCTAATGCAGGATCTTTCTTAGTAAATGTAACAAATCATGATAAAGATTTAGAAGATGATAGCCTTTCTAGTCCTATAGATGGGAATGGTATTGGATTAGTAACTAAACTAGATATGGATAACAATCTGTATGGTATAGACAGTAATGGAAAGTTTTATGCTAAACATAAGTTCGATATAATGAAAAGAAAAGATATAACAGAAGTTTATAAGATAGAAGATGATGATGCTATTTCGTATTTAGCAGAACAGTTTGAAGAAGAGGCCAATATGCCATATGAAGATAGACCAGTACATGGATTATCTTATATTTACGAAGTAGTCACTGGTAAACGCTTACTGACAGAAGATCAATTAGATTATGATCCAATGCTCACTAAAGTAGATATATCTGAATTTGAACCAATAGAAGAAGAGATGGAAGAGATTCCTAAATTTAGCTTGGGATTACAAGGTCAGATAGCAGATAATGAAACAGAAGAAGATAATCATATGAAGCAACGTGGTATTGGCTATATACCAGATGTAGATTATCCGAACAATGGAAGAGCTAGGCTTTTTGAAAACTATGATAGATTCTCTCTATCAGATTATTGAGAAAGAGATAGAGGTGATACACATATGGAAGAAGTAGTTATTAATAAGAAAAGACTAGGACCTATGTTATCTAACATGAAAGAAGATCTTCCAATAGAACAAGTAATGAAAAACATAGAGAATGTTGAACAAAAGCATTGTGGTCTTCATGTAATGAGACCATTCTATGATTCTGAAAAGAATCTAGATAGAGATTGGAGATTGTTTCAAGATCAGAATCCATTAGATATGCAGAATGCAGAAAACATAGCATTCAAGTACTATGGTATGAGGAACGGTAAAGTATATGACGAACTAAAGTCTTGGTATATGCAAAATGATATTGGTATAACAGATCCACAAGCAGGCACTAGGACATATATTACTGGAAGCTCTGTTAATGAATCTATGGAAGAGAAAAGAAAATCTCATTTAGATGATAGAGCAAGATCAGAAGCTATGATAAGAAATATATACATAGTTACTGGAGATGCCAATGATATAGAAGATCTTAAAAATAAATATAGTCTCTTCATGTTACAAACAGATGATGATAAACAGAAGTCTGATCAGTTATCCATGCAGATATATGGAATGACTAATGAAGAGAACTATAAACAACAGATGGCTACATTAGTAGGATCAGAGGATAATACAGATACATCTCCATCTATGTATGATATGAAAGTATATTATGCTACTCCAAATGATGTAGGACAACAAGATTCTTTTTCTGTTAATACAATGACAGAATCATCTATTGCTGGTATTGGTCCTAAGATAATGAAACAAGATACTATCACTAGATATGAGAATATAAGAGATTATGTAAGAGAATCAAATGATCCTATCTTATCAGCATTTCTTATAAATGAAGCATATAAAGAATCTCCTCCAACTACCATAGTGGAAGAGATTGTATTAGATTCTCTTTTAGAAGAGTTTAGTAAAAAGAATATATTAACAGAAGAAAGTCTCTTTGGACCATCTGCTTTTCTTACTCCAGAAGAAATAGACAATTTAGGAGTATTTACAGAAGATAGTTTATTAGGTATCAAATACTCTACTCCAGAATATGGAGATAGTTATAATTGGTACTTAAACTACTGTGCTAGAAGTATTGGTCTAAGACCAGTTATGAATAATATGTATGTGAAATGGAATATGACTGTCCATAATCTTATGAATAGATTGTATTCTATACCAGATGATGATAAACTAAAAGAAGATATACGCAGATCTATTCTATGTATGGGATGGAATCCTGATATACCGTTTATAGAAGAAAATAAAGAGAAAGCAAGAATTAGATATGATAGAATCATACAAGATACAATTGGTTATCTCTTCGTAGATGCTACTAAGAAGACATCCAAACATATATTGGGAAATACTAATGGTATCTTTGTATTTATCATCACTACAGATGATGATCATAATAAAGTAGTTGTATCTACATCTCCGTCTATAAGAGATGGATATCTCTTTGATAATGGACTTATAAAGACTATCACTGATACTGGATCTCTTAGCTCTTATAAAGATCTTATGGATGTATTCATGTTACCCATACAGAATACTACTAAAGAGAAGTTAGATAAAGCATTAGATAAAGTGAATAGAAGATTTTATAACTACTCTTATATGCACGATCTTATGCAGAAGTTAAATGTACGTAATCTAGATATTGCTAATCAGAAGTTATATTGTGTTCATCTTATGAATATGCTATTAAACTTAGCAGAATGCAATATAGAGAACGAACCTATTCCATATATTACACCAACAATAGCAAACCCCTCTGGAGAAGGAAAGAATTCTATTTACATGATATATTCTGGCAAATCTAATGCATATAAAGATGATTTGTTAGAAAATGAATCTTCATCCATTAACGAATCTACTATCTCAGAAGATCTAGACTTTTTATCTCCATTTATGATGGTAACTCCATTGCAAGAGTTTTCTTTATCTGCTAAGCTTACCAAAGAAGGAAATATCTTTATAGGAAAAAAGAACAAGACTTCTATTGCTGACGAGTTCTATAAAGACGATAAGATAGCAGAACAGTACTATAGAGCTAATAGCACAGAGATGCTAAAGTTCTATCTTGCTAAGTATTGGTATATGAATCAGATCTTAGTAAATATTATTAAGAGTGGTAAAGTAAAGCAGCCAGAGTTAAAGAAAGTGTATACTCTTAGAGCTCATCTCTTATCCAAGTTTAGTAAGTACTTCAAATCAGTAACAAAAGAAGATAAGAAGTTCGATTTCCAAAAATATTACAAATCTACTCCATTTGGCAAAGACAAGGGAATAGTGATTCCTAAACAAGTATGGACTTCTATGCTTAAGTTTGGAATTGCTATGCTTACTGGTAAGATGGGTCTAGGCTCTTCTGGTATATCCGATGTAGAGAGTATTCATAATATGAGACAATCTATATCTAATAAACAAATACCAAATTCTAGATACATTGTTCCTAATACAACTTCTTCTAATAATCCTGTACCTCCAGTTCCGGTAGCTGTCAAACCTCCATCTGTATTAACAGATAGAGAGAAAGCTATTATGTTTGGAAAAGTACCAGTAGATAAGAAAGCTCCTAAAGAAGTAATGAAGAAAGTAAAACAAGTTATGGTCAAAGTAAAAAAGTGATTGAGATATAAACTATATAAATAGAAACTGTGTACTAATCAGAGCTATCTCTTAGCTCTGATTAGTATTATCTCTTTTTAGTAGAAAGGATGTTTTTTGTCATGGAACAAGCTATACGAGGAAAGAGATTTTATTTATTTGAAGAAGATTCTGAACTTACGAAAGATCTTCCTAGTATATTGCGTATTTTATCATATGATGAAGAAACAAAATCTTATAGTTTTGAATCAGAAGATATAAAGAGAGATAACTCCATAACAACGATAATATCTAAAGAACAACTTTTCTTGTTTTATAAAGCTCTCAAACCAGATTATGTCATGACGTCCAGGATATTCGAACAAGAAAACTCTAAAGGGAATAAAGTAGAGAATGCATATCTAACAGTAAATCCTTATTTAGAGGACGAATCTGAACTAGATACTGCTAAAGCTCAGATAATAGATCTTAAAGAGTTTATAGAATATACTGTCAATCAACAACAAGATAGGACTTATCGTATCATAGCAAAAGCTGATAAAACTACATACTATGACTATGATAGGATATTAATACTAAAAGCTGCTAAAGATGTAAAATGGAAAAGTAGATTCGTATGGTTTGGGTATATGGATGATAATGTAGAAGCAATCTTTAAGAGATTAGAGATATCTAAGATATTGGATAGATTCCGTATACAAGCAAAGAAAGATATAAAGAATCATATAATCACTTTCTGGACAGAAAATCTTTTAGATAAAGATAAGTATGATGAGATAGTAAAACAATGTGAGAATATGACACAAACTACTATGTTATCAACAACAGTGTTTCAATTGATCCATGTATGCCCAATGTATGCTAATATGTATATAGATGACGCATATAAGAACAAAGCAGCTTTTGTTAAATTGATAGAAGATGCTATGAAGACAGAAACTATCCAAGATGAGGATCCTCTAAGGAAGAAGAATCTGGAAAGAGCTAAGAGAACTATAGCTAATATACACCTCTTAGCAAACAACGACTATCCTATATTGAAAGAACCCGATATGTCTTCTATAGTAATGGTACCATATACAAGATTTGGTTCTAAACCTGTAATAAGAAAGGAAAGTGATAGATACATCGTATTACTAAAATTCTGGGATGCAAGTCTATGGTTAATATATACTTTGATTCCAGTGAAGAACAGACCACCCGCAATGAGTAAAGAAGAGATAGAAACTTTTCTAAAACCAAAAAGTTGATATTGAATCTCCAAACACAATAGTGATTGAGAGATTTGATATATAGCCGGCTCCATATATGGCCAATATGGAGATTATCAAAAGATCCTTATAAGGAGGAATTTAAAAATGGCTGAAGACAAGAACACAAAGAAGAAGTTGACTCTCAAGGTTGAGGATCCGATGAGTTTCGATGGGTTTATCGATACTTATTACACGGATTCTATCTCACTCAGCGAAAGGATCCATGAGTTCATGGATTCATTCTTTGCTGACTACTTTGGGACAAAGATTCAAATTGATGCTCAGACACGCAGCCCACTGTGCATTCTGGCATTCAAAGAGAATCAGGCAGAGTCCAATCTGTTCCGTGGCATTGAACGTGCTGTCAGCAAGGCTGGAGACATGAATGATCGTATCAATATGATCAATTCCATGCAAGGAAATGGATTCGGCAATCGTCGTAAAATGTATCGTCTTACACAAGATGCGAAGGAGCTTCTTGAGGATATCGTTCCCAATATGGCAAAAGACAACAAGGGCAATGTAAATTGGGACAAGATCACTGGAGAAGATACATTTGGGAACAACATCAACAACTATGGACAGAACTATCTGTTCTATCGTGTGAATGTTGACCTCAATCGTCTTGTTCGTGCGATGTTTGGGGCTAAGAACAAAGAGGGAGAGACTTACCAGTATATGGTGAATGTCGGTAATCCTCTTGTTCCGACAGCAGACACCAAAGGAAGGATCATTGCAAACAATTGGCAGTTGTTTATCATGAGGCTTAACTCTGATGCTGTCAATCGTATTGCACGTAACTATGGTTACGGAACAATGAACAATCAGGGATTTGTCTAAGAGAATATATTAATTAGAAATCGGTAGCTCTTTTATGAGCTACCGTTTCTATTTATCATTTTCTTGAAATGCAATTCAAAAAGCTATAGAGAGTATAAGAATATTACTTATACTCTCTATTCTTTTTTCATAATCTAAGGAGTGTGCTCAACAATGGCATTTAAAAAAGGTACTGTTCCTACTTATGAGATTAAAGAAGATGGGATCAATGAAGTTATAGAAGAGACTAACAATACAGTTACCATGTTAAGAGAAGTAGCATGGAATGGAAGAGAAGCTCATTTAGAGTTACGTAAGTGGGTAGAGAATGCAGAAAAAGAGATCCCTATGAAGGGAGTATCTTTTACTACAGAAGAAGGTCCTCACAATCTTACTGAGACGATGGTAAAGTGTGGATTTGGTCGTACTCCAAATATACTTCATCAATTATCTGGCAGAGAAGATTTTGATGAATCTCTTGCTAAGACGATTGGCAAACAGAAGATAAAAGAGGCTAAAGATACTGTAGTAGAGATAGAAGAGGATGAATACTTTGATCCGAAAGATATAATTTCATAAAAATTAGAGGTAGGATTTATATCCTACCTCTCTTTTTTTATATACCTATATTTGGATTCATCTTTGCTACACAATCATCACATACATTAGAAAAGATCCATGTAGATTCTTTTCTTTGACTCTTTCCGCAATATCTGCATGTAAATGGCAATACTTCTGCTGAATGAATACGATTTAAACAAACATTGCATACATGTATCTTCTTATGTCTTGGATCTATAGATTGTGGTTTCCCACAAAAGATACATTTAAACCACCATAGTTTTACCAATGGAGGAGTTTCTTCTTGATCAAATATGCAGTTCTCAAAGATACAATTTCCATAATTATCTATATACTTACACTCATTGTCTTTATATTTACATGGATCGAATTGGACTTTTGGATCATCTGCCCCGTCACCTTTCATTTCTCTTTCCATAAACTATTCGCCTCCTTTATACCTTAATCCTTAGTTCTAGATTAACAAACCTAATAAAACAGAAAGGAGTGTGTATGATGAATGCAGTATCTCTAAAAGCTATTTTGTTTTCTAAATTTATAAAATATGATACATTGAATACTATAATAGGAAAGTCTTTTTGTGATAGAATCCCAGGCGATATCATAAACGTATATATAGATATGTATCAGTTCTTGATATCTTTGTATCAAGTGCCATATACGAGTACAAGTCCATTTACAATTGCTAGTACTATGATTAATCTAGCAATACATTTTAGAAACTTCTTTAGAAAGCATGGAAAGTATGCCAATATATTCATTGTATATTCTCCTACTATAAGTGCTCACAATACACAATACTGTCCTGAATGGAATTCATACAACACAAATACTGTTGCAAACAAACCTACCGTAACTCAAGAGATAATAGACAATGTATCTATGATGGATATATTAATACCTTATCTTCCTGATATATATTTTCGTACTGGTACATTTGAGGTATGCACCATTATTGGAGATATGATACAAAGATTCTCTCAAAAGGGATTTGCTCCTTACAATATCGTAGTATCTACTTCTCGGTATGCATATCAGTTACCAGCATATATGCCTAATACATTCCTTTTAGTAAAAAAGAAATCTATGAAAGATGAAGATAATAGAGACAAGTCTTATTTAGTATCTTCTGATACACATCTCATATCTTCTTATATACGTGCTATTGGTAAGAAAAGTGATGTAGAGTTAGATAAGAATGCCATTACTGCTGCTATGATACTGCTAGGAATCCCTAAGAGGAACATATCTTCTCTTATATCTACTAAAAACTTTATTAGTCTTATACAGACTATGCAGGATACATATACTCTTCCTACTATAGAGAATATCATATCATGTATGATACAATCTAATATATATGGAGATATATCATCTACTACTCTTATAAACAGATATAAATGTATAGATCTCGGATATCAGATGTCTCTATATAATACAATGCCTGAAAGCAAGATAACTTCATATCTAAACCAATTACAAGACATTGGGGAGTTAAATAATATAAATCAAAAGTACTTTGCTGATGATCCTCTCAGTTTAGATCTTTTATAAAATATATGGTCTAGAGAGCTGTTTCTCTAGACCAGTATTCTTTTTTGTTATATATTATACTTATGGAAGATATTTTATATGTGTCGCGAAAGGATGTTTATAGAATGAAAGGAAGCAATGTTATCAAATTTAAAGATCTATCAAAGAAAAAGAAGATCACTACTGATGAGATCGCTTGTCTTTTAAACGAGCATCCGACAATTATTAAATTTGATATCATGAGTTCTAAAGAAGATGGTACGCTTAAACCATGCGGTTTAAAAGATTTCAGATCTGTATATGATGTAGAAGATGTAATACATTGGGCATCTACTTATAAGATCTATCAAATAAATGTATCATATCTCAATAGCATTCCAAATTCAATAAAAGGAAATATCATACCATATGAAAAAACAAATATAATAGATATAAAAAGAAAGCAAAACTGTTTATATCGATATTAGTGTTGTATAACAAGACAACCATTTCAATAATAACCTAATATGGACTAATAGCAATTCTACCCTATGTAGCAGACATGTGATCTTATGAAAATCTATATCACTATTTTGACAGAAAATGACTTGTCTCAGATAACTCTATGAATACTCTAAGTGTATTTATGAAGCTAATCTCTATGTTATAATAAAACGATTTTATATAAATTGCTATGTAGTATATTACCCACTATTCTGAGTATATAATGCTTTTGCATCTTTCTAATATATGTAAAACCCGAATGAATTACATCCACTACCTCTATATTATGGAATAAAGTTACAATAGAAAATATTATCATTCTATGTGGTATCTAAATGACACGTTGACAATCATATTCTATACTATCGGTTATTGTATTAACTTTGGCAATACTGCGAATGTATGCGAATATAGATCTAATACCCCATATAGAACTATGCTAACTAATAATGGTAATAGCTGACAATATTACTATAAAGCAACCAAATGAATTTGAAATCTTAATATTAGTTGATAGGAAATAATGACCTCGTATTATCCATACCACGATGAAATAACATAAAGATATGAACTTGACCATTCCTTATATAGTATCAGAATGCTATGTCAAGTATGATTCACCATTATAAAGAAAAATGATTTTTCTTATATCTAACTATCCTCTATATCAGAATCCAATGAACTGATGTTAAAAATTTCTTATATAACGTAATAAAGATATAAAGATAACCACGCCTATGTATTTAAATAATGTATCCTCTTTCGATACTCTTTATCTGGTACGATAACGAATTTATTTTCAAATATATTCTTATATGCGGAATTACTGTACTTTATTTTCAAGACACTTATATAGAAGGACAACGGAATGTAATGATCATTTATCTATGTATTACAAAAATGATATCAAAAGATTAATACTCATATGCATTTTTATAAAGAACTAAACAGGTCTAATTCCTATATAATACATAAATGATATAAGATTATTGATCTCCTATATTGATACGTAATGGAATAAAAGACGAGAGAAGACATTTAAGTCTTCTCTCTCTTTTTTTATCTCACACTACAACCAGTAGCACTCCAATTCATTATATCTTCTCTCAATTGTAATATTTTTTTGTCTCTTTCTATATTACGATCTAATCTATCTTCATTGATACACTTGTTTAGATACATAAGTACTTTATATGCTATATCACGTGTAAGACCACGTTTATATCTATCTATTAATTCCCACCATTTACCAAATATCATATTAGGAGGTATATATAAGAACTTATGATGGTATTGCTGATGACAAGTCTTACACAACATGGTAATCGGAACTCTATTCTCTGTATGCTCTAATCTCAATAGATCTGACAAATCAAATTCTGTTAATTGTCCTATAGTATTGAGATAGTGCTCTGTTATCATGATTGCTATATCATAGATAGTGAGCATACAGTGATGCATTTCTAGAGTAGCCATATTATTTTTTTCATCAGTTCTTTGACGTATATATGGATGGAACTGACAGCAATCTAATCCTAGAGATATGATATAATGTTTATAACTCTTATAAGTTCTACTAGTTCTGAATTCCCTTATAGAAGAATCTATAAAGTTCTTATATTCTTCTAGATCATAAGAAGCCTCTTTAGTAAGAGCAAATTGAATATTGTAATATGCGTTAGGAGATAAGATAGTGGGATTGAGATTATCCTTAGCTACGTATATATCTGGGTAATTAGCTGCTTCTATATCCATTACTCTTAACCTCCTTTTATATTTTGAATTTGACAAATATGGCTTCTTTAATTTCATGTTAATCCCTCGAATTAGAAACCCTCTATAGGAAAATAAGCCGAGCGACATTATATTAAATTTGAGTCGAAATATAAGAAAGGAAGGTGTCAATATTGTCTTTAAAATATGAAGGAAGACCAGTAATGACGGACAATCCATTTATAGATCTGCTGGTCTATAATATAAAGATATTGGCATATAATAGTGTCATTAAAGATCAGCAGAAGGCTGATGAGAATGAAACTATGGAGTCTCTTAAAGAATCTGGTATATACTTATCTTGTATAGAGGGCAAAGCAGAGCTAGGTCTATTTAATGAGATACCACGTTCCTTTCTTGAACAAGTAGGAGTAGAAGAGAATCAGATAGAGGCTTATGAAAGAACTCATGATCAGTTCTATATACCTGATAAATACCATAAAGATCTTACCAAACTATTGATGCCATGGTATATAAAGAACTATGTAGAGAAGAATGAGTACTATCGTATGATAACTGGTCTGCCTCCTACATCAGATCCTGGAATACCAGTAAGAGATTATGAATATCTATTCTCTGATGAAATACAATATATAGGCACCTACTTCCATGAAGTAGGAGCCGAAACTAATGCTGCATTTGAAGAAGCTGGAGTATTGGATGTAGTAAGAGCAGAATATCCTGAGTTTAAGTATCTAAACTATCTTATTCAAGATATATCTCTTTATGAAGCTCGTAATAAGCTAGACTTTCAGATTTTATGGAATCCTGCATTTAGATTGAATCATTATGTAGTAGAAGAGTTTAAGCGTAGATATGCAGATAACAGAGAGTTTATGTTATCTACTGTATATACTACTGCTATGGAGTTAGAGTCTGAATACTATCATCCATTCATGGTGTGTTATCTATTAATCATTACTATGCTTGATATGATAACTACTGTACAAACTCATATCATAAAGAGAGATGTCTTAGATAGACGTTGTATAGAATATATATACTCCATGTATGGAGTTCCTTATTATAAGATCATTCCATATAAGTATCATGAGAGAATGTGTAAGAATATATATGAGTTAGTAAAGTATAAGTCTTGCACCAAAGACATGCTGACTCTGATATCACTATTTGGGTTCGAAGATCTTAATATCTTTAAATGGAATCTCTTAAAAGTACGGCAAGTAGATTCTAATGGAGAGTTTCTATACGATAAAGTGAATTCTAAGATATCTATAAAGAATGATATCGTAAAGAATGAGCTTATAAAAGGAAATAAAGCAAGATTCTCTACTCCATTACCACAACCAAAAGACTTAAAGATCATGGGAACTTATTATGCCAATACCGGCATAACCAATGTATTTAGTCCTATGGTAGAATATAAGAGTACTAATAAAGATGATAAGAAGACAGAGTGTGTTTATCCTACAGTAACTCTTACAGATGCTAGCCATATATTGAAAGCAAATGAGTGTTATATCCCATGGCCATTTGATTATTATCTACAAAAGAAGAATGTATTCTTTGTTAGATTGAATGGTAGGGTATTAGAACCTGGTAGAGATTATACAGTTCATTCATATGATGTATTAAGAGTCTTTGGTGGATTAAACGATTCAGATACAATAGAGTTTGATTTCTATTATGATAAACGCACTGCTGGGTTAGATAATTATAAGATAAACAAAGAGTATCACGTACAAACAGAACAACGTAGATTGAAATATAGTCGTACTGGAATATATGATCTAAATCCAATTCCCATAAAAGGATACTTTAGAAAGAAGAATCCTTTGCTGGTAATGATAAACTCTGTTATATTAGATAAGGATAAGTATACCATAGATTATGATACAGGATATCTAACTTTACTAGATAACAAGAATTATGATAAAACTACGGATATAGTAGTAGTGTATGTGTATCCCAATAAGCTATATCCTTTGTTTGATAAGCAAACAGTAACTGTAGAACAAGATGGACAAGATAGAATCTTTGTACCAGAACCATTTGCTAAGTATCTTATAAATAAGAATACTTTCTTTATATCTCATAATGATTCTTATATTGGTGATGATAAGTATACTATCACAACTTCTCCTACTTTAGGACAGTCTTTTATACAGTTTAAAAACACTTCTGTTCTAAAGAAGAACGATAAGATAAGTTTCCATTTCTTATACTCTTCTAATACTTCTTATAAAGATCTGAAAATTATGTTCTATAGAGAAGAAGTAGTAGCTACAGAAGATTATCAATATAAGTTTACTGTTCATCCTCCAATAGATCATTATGTAGAATCTGAGTATTTGGTATATGCTAAGATAAATGAGTCTTGGTTACCAAACTCTTATTATACTCTGGTTGGTAGAGATACATTTACTTTCCTTAACAAATCTATCGCTCTTATGAAAGGAAAGTCTTTCAAAGTATACTTTGTCTATGCTAATGTGGATAGAACAAAAGCTCCTAATATAAAAGTGAAGTCTGGTAGAGCTATACCAAAAGTAAAGAAACAAAGCCAATTCGATATTGTTTTTCCTGTAAAGGACTTCTTCCCTAATTATAATAAGATGGTAGTAGATGTTGCTGGTAAGCCTCTAACAGAAGAGACAGATTACCATGTGGATGAAGTCAATAGTAAGATTATTATTAAAAGCGAAGACAATTGTCCTAGTTTAAAACAAAGAGTGAACTATACCTTCTTCTATAATGAAGAAGCAGATTATTGCCTAAAGACCAAACTAGATGAAACTACTGTTACTAAGACAGATCAAGAATTCTTTATCCCGTTCCCATTCTACCCATACTTAGAGACTGGTCATGAATTTGTTACTATGGTAGGAAATACTGTTATAGATAAAAGTCGTATAACAATGACCAGTAAGTTCACTATGAAGATTCGTGGATTAGATGCTAAACTAGATATAGGAAAGAAGTTAATTATACTCTTTGTGTATAATAGTTGGTATCTTAAGAATGCCGAATCTAAAATGGTAGTAGAGCATATATCCCATACAGTAGAAGATCATCATATAGATATAGTAACTCCATTTGATGATTATATAGAGAATAAGTGGGATTGGTTTGTTACTTATAATAATAGAATGCTTATACCAGAGAACAAGTTCGATGTATATAACAATCAATTCTATACTTATCCTGTAGCAGATCTTATGAACAAAGTATATGGAAACAATATAACATTATCTTTCGTATATTTAGATGAGTCTCCTTGGGTCACTCATACTAATATGGAAGACTATGACAACAATATCAAACTAAAGTTCTCCAAAGCTCCAATAGATGATATTTATCAATCACAACATATGAAAACTCCTACTAACTGGAAAGATTATGATGTAATAACCTTAGCAGATGGTTGGTGGGATGGAAGATATTATAAACACGATTCTCATAAGATTATAAAGAAAGCCATATATAAAGAGAAGTTTAACTACGCTAGATCTAAGTACTACGGAATCTATAATGTAGTAAACTTAGGAGAATATACAGCACAGATGGCATACTTCTATTCTATGCTATACGATGACGTATTGATAGAGAAAAATGTTACTCTTGTAGTGCCTAGCCTATCTCCATCCAAGAAGTTCAATATAGCACATCTATTCATCTATATGACGATACTCACTTATATATTCAATGAGTTAGAAGACTTTGTGTTAGATGTGCCATCAAAGATTCTCTATGTATCTGGATTTAATTTTAAAGAGAATCTAAAGAATATGAAAGATTATGTAATGGTGAAGAGCCATTATTCTGATAAAGATTTCCCTATCTGGGATATGATACTTCCTACAACACAGATCAAAGACTTTGCTGAGTTCATCAATATCTATAAGACAAACTATGCTGTTAGAAAAGTTATATTAAAAGGAATGGTCAATGCCCAAGATTACAGAGAATACGCTGTATGGCAACAACTATACAATTCTCTTCTTAGATGGAAATTGAACTTTGAGTATTTCAAACTCAATGATGGTACTCTTGCTAAGACATATACAGAGTTTATTAAAGAGAAAGATCATACTCTATATAAATCTATCATGTCTATAAAAGCTATAGATGATGCTGATGATAGAAGAGACACTATCATAGATATATGCGATTCCATAATCTATATTATGGAAGAGTATATGAAAGGACCAGAGTTTAAATATGTCTTTGACAGATTTCCTGGCCATTCTGCATCTTATGCAGCTAAATATCTTCATATGATGATAGACTTCTTTAAATCATATAAGATAGTGCTTATGGATAGATCAGAAGAAATGGATATCGGAAAAGATCCAAATGATCCAGATAATTATATGAGACCTAATGATGGTATACAACAAATACTCTGTACTACTAAGAGTATAGAATATATGATACCAGATGAAGTAGTTACATCTGTAGAGCATTTTACTCTAAACGAATATGGCGTATGGGTAGATATGGACCAACAACTGAAGAACTATCCAGTTATAGATCAACACAAATCTATAGAAGATTATAACGAACTTGTATACAAAAAAGACTATGTAACAACCAAAGGAGATATCTACTCAAATAGTGGTACCCATATATTAGAACGTGGATATTGGATGAAAGAAGATATTTGGATCCATAGATCAGATAAAGATACAATATATAGAGATATTGGTTGTAAGATGAGAATCAATAGAATTCCTTATACAATAGATCTATTAAAACACGGTGGTAGAATAGAGAGCGAAAAAGCTATGCTAACTCCTGATATTAGAAATATGATAGCCAGCGCATTAATCCTTAATAAAGAACGCCTTGATTGGAATATCTTCTATAAAGGCATCAATGTTGTTATGGGTCTATCTAAAATAGATTCTTATATAGCTGGTAGTGTGGCATGTATCTCTAAGATCTTCATGAATGGATATAAGATGAAGACAGTCTATCAACCTATCTATACTACTATGGAAATAGTTCCTAGTGAGGATATAAGTGATCTGAATGATAGAATAGATCAACAGCTTGTTAATTATGATACTCTGGAAGAAATGTTTGAAGGTTGTACTAAACTAAGACTTATACCTGATGGATTCAAATTTACTGTTGGTGATAATATGCTAAAGACTAATAGTCTAAGATACTTTGCTGCTAATAGCATCTCTATCACTAATGCAGTAATGAATATCAAGTATATGAAAGATGATAACAAACCTAAGAACTTCTTCAGAATGTTCTATAACTGCAAGAATCTCATCAATATAGACAAATTCCAGTTAGCTGAGTATAGTGATAGTATAGGAGACGTAGACTTAACAGAAGCATTCTCTGGTTGTAATGAATTAGTTTCTGGTATTACATATATTCGTAGTAGTAGAAATCTTAAGATGGATAAAGCATTCTATCAGAACTATAGACTTGCAAAACCTCCTAAGATAGAGACTATGTATGGTAATACAAGACTAAAAGAAGCATTCTATCAATGTAGAGAAATGAAACAAAGACCAGTAATGGTATTTGGCCAATCATCTGCTACTCTTCTTATAAAAGCTTTCATAGATCTTACTAACACATTTGAAGATTGTGTAAATCTTGTAGATGGAAAAGATACTTCTGGTAATAATGTGATGAGCTTTGTTCATAGTACAGCAGAAATGAAAGAGACTTTCAAGAATTGCATAAGAATGAGCGAATCTCCTGTCATAAATGCAAATAATGCTGTAGTCACTATGACAGACACATTTGCTAAATGTAATCAATTGAAAACTGTTAATTCATTTACTGCTCTAAATGGCTCTACTGTTAAGATGGTAAGAACATATAAAGATTGTGAATCTCTCAAATCTGTCTATGGAGCTAGTGATATAAACGGTAAGTCTGTTGTATATATGCTAGGAACTTTTGAGAATTGTAAGAATCTGAGCTATGTATACAAACTCTTACCAAAAAATGCGGACGGAGAAGTATATCTGGAAGATACTTTTAGAAATTGTACTTCATTGAAGTCTATTATAATAGAGGCTAAGTGTTTAAAACACGTAAGTAAGATCTTTGCTGGTTGTACTTCACTAGAACGAGTAGAGTTCATGAATACTAATAGTACTATAATACCATCACTAAATCATGCTACATTGGATGATGGTAATCTCTTATACGATATCATAATCAGTTAATGGAGGTAAAGAAATGGGATATACAGTAAAAGACTATATGACAACTAAAGATGAATTCTCTATAACTAATCTATTTACTGGTGAGAAAGAACACTATTCAGAATATAAAGGTCATCATAGAGGTCTAAAGACAAAAGTAGATATTTATAACCATGAAACAGGAGAGCTGATATGGTCTGGTACTAACAAGACCATGTTAGCTGGATCTGAATTTATGGCACTACATACCTTCTATCTTCCTCATGAGACATTCATAACTCCTACGTATAATAACGTAATGGATCTAGAAGGAACTGTTATTGTAGATCCAGATGAAAGAGAGAATAAGTATTGTGCTCAATTATTCTGTATGGGTACTTCTGGTTGTAATAGAGAATCTGCTTTAAAATACGAAGTAGTTAATAAAGATTGGATAGCACCAGAGGATATGGTTCCATTTCAATATGTTCCATATGATAAAGATCTTAGTGCTACTAATCGCAATATCTATTTTGGAAGAAAACCTATAACAGACAAAAAGATGACAGCATACTACTTTAAGAAGTTCGATTCAGATCCTGTACTGATTAGACAGCTAGAAGATGGAACTCCTATATCATCTGATATCTATAAAGATACTAGTGAATTATCAGCACAGGTTATTGTATCGAATACTCTCTCTATCACAAAGACAGATGGAAGAGACTATTTTATCAATACTACTGGTATCAATGATTCTAGATTCAATTGCATAGAGCTTTGCTTAGCTTGGTATAAAGTAATTAATGGGTTCAACTACTATCAAGATATAAGACCTTGTACAAGAATCAATTTCCCAAATAAGTACCTATCTGACTTAGGAGCTGCTTGGGATATTTCTTATATGATCTACTTCTAAACACAATACTCCCCAGTATCTAATAGATACTGGGGATTGTTTATTTCATATATCTTATATATTATAACAAAGAAAGAAATGTGTTTGATGAAAGTGAGGAATATTGATAGATATGATGGATAAATTGGATGGATGTATAAGGAGTTGTATAAGAACTTTCTTTATGCTTTTAATGTTATATATAATGAAATCTATGATAACAAAAATCAAGATTCATAAATAAAGTATACAAAATTGTTGGAGAGCTTGATAAATTGTTCAAGAGTTTTTCATACGATCTCATTAGTATCAAAGAGAAAGCAGATGAGAGGAGTAGATGCATAAAGCATCTACTCCTTTACTATTTTGCAATACTTCATTTTTTGTATTATATGTTATAGAGGTGTAAAAGAATCAATCGTAGGGAATTGGTTCAATAAGTCATCGTGAAAGGATGAATAAAAATGGAAAACAAAGATTTGGAAAAAGTCGAAATTATCGCAGAGAAAATTGGTCAGATGACCAATCTGAAAAAATGCGATAAAGTCGTTGAGCTCTTTATGGAAGTACGTTCCTTCCAGAAGGAGCTTGAAGAAAATGTTCCTTTCTCTGAAAGAAAGGAAAAATTTGAGGCCAGAGCAAGGGATCTGGCCAAAAAGTTTATAACCAAAGCTCTTAATGAAAAGCGTGAAAATGACTTCGTACAGCTTAGTGTCGCAGAGAGCTTCATCATTCAGGCAGCAGATATCTGCCTGTAATCTCTCTATTGGGCACATATGTGCCCATTTTTTTTTAGTATTTTTACTGTAATCCAAAGACCTTGTTTAGACCATAATCTCTTTCTATATTTGTGATTTTAACAGTACTATCATGGAATGCTTTCATTGCTTTGTTCTTAATAACAGAGCATATCTGATAAGACGCTATTCCTACTTCTGTAAGTCCAATTCTATTAAACAAGTGACCTGCACATACGCTACATATACCCTTATCAGATTCGCACAGAGCAGAGAATCTTAATTTAACTTTCTTTCCTATGTACTTATCCACATTTTGTGATGTAAGCTCTACCAACTTATTTCCTTCTACTATATAAGAATACATCCAACTATCTATATTAGATTTGTCTAGAGTTATCTCTAGAGTACGTTTAGTACCACAATCTGTTCCATCTGGTAATACTGTTAGATGCTGAAATGCTCTAACAAACATCTTCTCCCATGCTCCACCTATCTCTGTTTTTCTTGCTCTAGAATATGGACCTCCAGTAAGAGAGTTAGCAAAATCGGCATAGTCTTCTTTATCCATTCCTTCTGAATAATTGGATCTTATGACTGCATATCCTCCTCTAGTAGGATCAGATTCTTTAATAGCACCTCGTATAACAAACATATTCTTGAAGTTGTTTCCCCATGAAATACGAGTACCAGATCTTATAAGATCCATGAACTCATCATCTTCTAAGATCTTCTCACATTCTGCTAACAATTCTTTTTCTATCTTTTGTGCTATTATAGGATCTTTAGCATCTAATTCTTTCTTATATTTCTTTAGAAGAGCGTCTTTTATAGGCTTTATCTTTTTTGGTATTTCCATACAATCTACAGAGATAGATGGGCATAATACACTACAATATGGCTGATACTTCTGAGTCTTCATAAGATAGTGTTTCATACTATCTAATGGTATTCTATCTTCTATAACTGCATGAGAGAGTTCTTTGTTTATCTTATCAAATACTTTCTGTGTTATGGGATCATTAATATAATGGAAGATCTCAAACAACTCTTTCTCTATGAAGACTTTGTTGAATACCCATTTACCGACTGTAGTGACAAATGCTTGCTTATTCCTCATTCCTACAGGACCATAACTATCTGCTGGTACATGGAAGATATCATATACATGAAATCTAGGAGTATTATCTTCAAATGGACAAAAGTTATCCATTATGAATGATAACTTTAATCCTTCTTCTTCAGTAAGGTTAAGAAAGTAATCTATATATTCTTTTTTATTAACTGTAACAGCTATTCTCTTTGCCATACAACATTCATCTCCCTCTTAATCAATTATCACAATGTCGAGCTATGACTTTTTATACTATCCTAAACAGACCATTACAAGGATAAATGGTATTTTTGTTGTGTACTATACTTTTGTATACACAACATATCCATGACTAAGGGGAGGAATATGACATGTCGTTATATGAAGAAGAAAATAGCTTAGAGGAAATCAGCGCTAGCTATAACTTACATTATCCCAATGACCCAGAGTATGATTACTATGTTATGATGGAAAGGATAGATCTTGATAAAGAATGCGAGAAAGATCTATCTAATAACCATGGATTTATTATAAAAGAACCACAGCCTATCAATAAGGCACTAAAGTCAGAAGACTCTATCTTTTCTTCTAAGTTTGGTAGATCATTGCAAGATAAAGATCCATATGCTAACAGATACTCTTGTAAGTGTGGTCATCTACAAGGAAGTTTCAAATCTGTACCAGGAGATGCTAACTGGGTATGCCCGATATGTGGCACATCTGTAAGGTCTATTGGAGATGATTTTACATTTTTTGGTTGGATACGTTTAAAAGATCAATATTGTGTTATACATCCAATGATGTATCAATCTCTTGCCTTCCTTATTGGTAAAGACAATCTAGAGGCTATTATAGAACCAGAAGTAGAACTAGATGCTGATGGAAATCCTATGACAAACTTTGATAAGAGATTGATGAAGAAGAAGATGGCTCGTAAGTATAAGAAGAAAAAGTCATTAGACGTTACATATGCCGGCATAGGAATGTTAGAGTTTAGAGATAAGTTTGATGAAATCATAAACTACTTCTATTCTAAGAAACCTGCTAAGAAAGAAGTATATGATGATATAGTTGCTAATAAGCATATAGTCTTTACTCATTCTATTCCTGTATATACTACTCAGCTTCGTATAGCAAAAGTAGAGAATAGAAGATTTGCTTTTGAAGAAACAAATGCAGATTTTAATCTATTAGCAAAACTGGCTGCTACAATAAATAAAGACAACTTGTCTATCTATCGTAACGAGAAAGAACAAAATAGACTCTTATGGGATATGCAAGCCAAATTGTCTAATCTAACAGAAGAAATCATAGCAACTCTAACAGGCAAGAAAGGTGTTATACGCAGTACTATCTCTGGTAGAGTATCTTTCTCAGAAAGAACAGTCATTGTACCAGATTCTTCTCTAAAGATGGATGAAGTAACTCTTCCTTACTTTGGATTAGTAGTACTATTAGAGCAGATCATAATCAATATATTACAAAAGTCATACAACATTACTTACTCAGCAGCTTTTAAGATATGGTACAAAGCTTCTCTAGAACCGGATAAGAGAGTTGTATCTATCATAGAGAATCTTATAAAGGCTAATAAGATCAATGTTCTTATTAACCGCAACCCTACGATAGCTTACTATTCTATCGTATACAAAAGAGTTGTAAAAGTCACTATGGACTATGTTATGGGTATGGATATATATACCCTTACTGGTCTTAATGCAGACTTTGATGGAGACGTATTGAATATCTCTCTCTTCTTAAATGAAGAGTTTAGAAAAGCTTGTGAGCGTATATATTCTCCTAGAAATGCATTTTGTATTTCTAGAGATGATGGCAAGATGAATTCTCAAATCAATATCTTCAAAGATACTGTAGTCAATATAAACTCTTTCAAAGGAATAACTAATGATAACTACAGTCCTGCTCAGTTAAAGAAGATAAGAGATCTGAAAGAGAAATATAAAGATATCGTATAAAATAATATAACAAAAGAAGAGCAGAGTAGACTATACTCTGCTCTATTTCTTTAAATCATAAGGAGGAATATAAAATGATACATAGAGATATAAAGACATTATCATCTCTTGGTAGTGAAATACACTATATAGATGAGCTTACTGGAGAGCGTATAGCTGCTATAGTAGGTAAAATAGAAAAGATAGACGATTTTACTGTATTTGTATATGCTGTATCTCCATATAAAGATGAGAATACTAAACAAGAAGGAACTCTCTTCTTTAGAGATATTATAGTCTTTGATGACAAACCAGAAATAGTGAATGGTATACATAAAGACTATATAAGAGCACAGAAAGAAAAGAATAGTATAGAAGAGATATACTAAGATAGATTATATATTATATGAATGGAAAGGATGTGGTAATATGTTTGATGATTTGTTTGATGAGAGAAATAGGGGAAGGAATTTAGTTGTAGCCATGATAGTTCTTTTCCTTATCATGTTTTTATGCTGGGTTGTAAGCTTTGTAGCAACATATACGATGAATAAGTCTATATACAATGATTGTATACAAAGACAGCAGAAAGACAGTATAGATGGTGGTCATAAACGAAAGCTATAATTAAAATTAGAAGATATCTAAAGATATCTTCTTTTTTTGTATTATCTCTTATTTTCAGCTATATATAATAAGAGTGTAATAGGATGTGTGGGCGAAAGCCCTGTGTGGCAATTAGCCTTTTTTTTTTTGCTTTAATCCTCCCACATTTGAGTAAATGAAAAGGGGTGGTGTATACAATGACTATAGATACTGCAGATAAGCAATACAGAACTCTAACAGATGCAGAAGTACGGATAGCTTTAGGGATAAATGATCAACAACTATATCCTACTGCTTTTCATAGAGATTATCATAAAAAACTGAAGACCAATCTGATTATACCATCTTTTAATCAGAACTTCTCTTGTGCTGTAGAGTTTATGACAAAATGGTTTTATAATAAGTTCCCAGATGACTTCTTTAAGACAAAGTATATAGAGTCTTCTAATATATTAGATCAAGTTACTAGACGTACTAAGAAAGACTTATTAATTGCTACCAAACCAGCTGCTACTATAAGAGCTAGTGTAAATGAGATATCTTATAATAGAGACCAATTAAGTCTACAGAACTATGGAACTCTTACATATACCAATAGAGCAAGATATAAAGATGCCTTCTTTATAGATAGAGACAAGTCTTTGTTTATGTCTATTGGTATGGATCTAATGAAATCTAACTTTAGTTTTAGAATGTTATTGCCATATCAAGGTATTGGATTAGATATTGCTAGATCTTGTATTATGTGGTTTAGATCTGGTACTTCTGAAAAACATTATCTAGATATGGATTTTCACGTACCGTCAGAGCTATTAGAACAGTTAGCAAAAGATTTAGGATTTGGAGATACTATTTGTCCTTATAGTGGTAGAATAACAGATGCTGTTATGTTTTGCCATGAGTTTAACAAGAGATCTAAACTTATGCTAGCTTATAAGTTTAATGCCGGTACTGGTACTTATCAATACTTCCTTAAAGTTCCTCATTGTTATTTCCATATAAAAACTGGAGAAGTACAAGTAGATGAAGGAAATAGAAAAGGTCATTTAGCAACAGATTATATAGTTAACTTCGAATCAGAAGTAGAGTTTGTTTGTCCTAAGTTCTATGCATATTACTCTTATAAGCAACTAGATCTTATGAGCACTATGGACAAACTAGATGCTAGGTCTTTCATCATAAAGAATACTTCTCTTGCCAAAGTTCCTAATAAGAATGCTAAGGGATGGCCATGGATTACTAGAACAGAATATAACTTCAATGATGAAGAAGCTGAATTGATTAAGAAGAAACAATTGATGCATATAGATTTTGAAGAACTCATAGGAGATTTGAGAGTAGCAATAGATATGACCAAACATATTGCTATTTCTCCATCTGTATTCTTAGATATACAGGTATTCTCTGGATACAGAATAGTATCTACAGAAATAGATTGGCAGAACTATAGAATCAATATACTAGAGCCACTTCCATCTGCTAATTGTTATCTTATCATCTATATGGACAACAATTACTACTACGAACAAGTGACTAATTATAAACAATATGAAAAAGAAAGAGTATCTCTATCTCAAACCAATATAGAGCATAAGAGATTAAATTATAAGAAGAATTTAAAACGTGCTTCACTTGGTAGAGATGCTGATAAAGTACGCGATACCAATGTATATCTAGACTCTGCCAAATCTGATAACAAACCAGATACTAATATAGACAGATTGCCAGATGGTTGTCTGTATAAAGAAGATATGCTTAATAAATCAGCTAAGAACTAACAAACAGATTAAGAGGGAAGAGGTGTATCCTCTTCCCTTATCTTTTTATGAAAGGGTGATAGATGATGATTAGGTTAGATCCGATCAAATATGATTGTAATATAATGACTGTTGGAGATAATATTCGTAATTATATACACAACGATTCTCCTATAAGAATGAATCTTAGATTAACTGGAGAAGGGTCTCATTTTCTAGGAGATTATAAGATAGACTATGAGAGATACTATGATAAAGAACGGCATAAGAACTTATACAAAACAATAGTATCTGTGACCAATGCTCTTGATTTTGATAAGAGATTTGATTCATTTTTAAAATCTTCGTCTAATGTAAACAATACTTCAGAAGATAACGTATTCTTAGATATACAGTTTGTTGTAGAACCATCTAATAGAGCATATCTAACTATCGTAACAACTATATCAGATATTATATTCGAAACAACAAACAAAGAGATAGAATATGTTGTGATTGCTCGTAAAGATATGAAACAACACTTTAACAAATTTGCTATGGCTTGTAAAGATGCAGAAGAAGATGCTAAATATGTAATATGATAGTAAACTATAATAATGGAGTATTAATGAAAAGATAAGAGAGAGGAGAAAGAGCTCAATGGCTAAAAAACATTATATGCAGGATCAATCATATAATGATCCGTATAATAAGAAGAAAACATTCAAAGAGGATATAGATTCTTCTAATCTAATAGAACAAACTAAAGAAGATATGAGAGCATATGCTATCTATGTTGCTAGATTTAGGGCAATCCCTGATATTACAGATGGATTAAAACCTCTTATTCGTAAGATCATTTATTGTTTGGGAAATGACTTTAGATCTAGAGGATTTGTTAAGACTGCTAGTGTTACTGGACGTACTATAGAAAAGTATTCTCCTCATGGAGATGCTAGCTTGGTAAATAGTATGAGAAACATGATCAAATTCAGTAAAGTAAATCTAGCAGATGGAGGAGGAGCTTGGTCTAGTAGAGTAAATGAGAATCCAGCTGCTCCACGTTATACAGAGATAAAGATCTCTCAGTTTGCTATAGACGTATTCATGCAAGATATCTATGATGATCCAAGAAGTACTGACTGGATAGATAACTATGATAAGAGGTTTAAAGAACCTCTTCATTTTCCTGCTAAAATACCAACTCTTCTTATCTTAGGACAAATGGGTATCGCTGTTGGACTAAAAGTCTCGATCCCATCACATCCATTAGGAGAAGTAATAGATACTACTATAGCTCTTATAAAGAATCCCAAAGCAAAGTTTTGTTTGATACCCGATGAATGTATGCCATGTGAGATACATGACACAGACTTCCAAAAGATCAATGATACTGGAATGGGTACTTATATAGCTCAAGGTATTATTGATATAGGAGAATATAATAATCATCCTGCATTGTTTGTAAGATCCCTCCCAGATTTTACTTTCTTTAGCAGTATCAAAGAATCTATAAACAATATGTGGCAACAGAAGAAGATGCCATATATTGTAGATATGATATCTCGTTCTGATGAAAGAACAGGTAAGTTTGTTATGGAAGAAGTTATTATCTTACAGAAAGGAGCAGATCCTTATTTTGTAAGAGAGTTCTTGTATGCTAATACTTCTCTTAGACAGACTAGACAGGTAAAGTTGATAGTCATAAAGAATGAGAAGTTAGAAGAGAATATGAGTTATAGAGAGTATCTTCTTAACTTTATAAACTTCAGAAGACTGACAGTGTTTAGAAAGAAGAATGCTGAATTACAGAAGTATAGAACCGCTATATATGAAAGAGAGTTCTATGTGAAAGTAATGAGTAATAAAGATATAGATAAAATTATTGCTATGATACGAAAACATAAGACAAGAGAAGATAGTGTATTGATAGATTATTTGATAGATAAGCTAAAGATCACTACTTCTCAAGCAAAGTTCTTATTGAAAGTAAATCTCTCCAAACTATCTGCTGGCCATCTACAAGAATATAAAGACCAGCTAAAAGAATTCCAGAGAAGAGAGAAAGAAATACTAGATCTCTTATTAGATCCTAAGAATATAGACAAGTATATCATCAATGAGATGCTAGAGATTAAGAGAAAGTATGATACTCCTAGAGTATGCAAGATAGTGTCTAAGTCTGAATCACTTGGTATTGCTCCAGGAACATTTAGGCTAGTATTCACTAAGAAGAACTTTATTCGTAAGATAGGAGAGAATGAGAATATAACTGGATTGGGCAATGATGCAGTGAATTTCATACTCACCGTAGATAATACAGATGATATTCTTATATTCACTTCTATTGGGAGAGTCTTCAAGTTCCCTGTACATAAGATCCCTCTTTATACCAAAGGATCTAATGGCATAGATATTCGTATACTGAATAAGTATATATCGTCTAATATCGTATGTGCTGCTAGGGTAAGTACTCTAGAAACACTAGCGAAGTCTAAGAAGTTTAAGAACTTCTTGTTTGTAGTGAGCCGTAAGGGATATATAAAGAAAATAGATTTGGACGATATTATCGCTGCTATACCATCAGGTATAATCTTTAGCAAACTAGATCAAGGAGACTATGTGAAGAACATTATCTTTGGTCCAAGCAAGATGGATATACTTGTATATGCAGGTCCTAAGGTATTGCGTATACCGGCTAAAGAGGTCCCTTATCTGAAGAGATCTACTAAAGGTAATAGAGTATCTACTGCTACTACAGAGATAGATGGTATGAACTTTGCTATTCCTAATGCTACCGATTTAGTGATAGTAACTAAATTGGGATTTGTTAATAGGATTCCTATTACACTGGTTCCTACTACCACTAGAGGTAAAGCTGGTACTAAAGTAATCAAGTTAGCAAAGGCTACTAAGTCCCATCCAGAAGATTCTATATTGTCTATATGGCCATGTTGTGAACAAAATAATATAGTAGTCAATGAAGGAAGATCTATAAAAACTGTACCAGTATCTGAAATAAAGATAGGAACCACTATTAGTAGCGGAGTTCCTATGTTTACGTCTCCTATACGAGTATCATTACAATAAGACACAATATACAGAGAGTCCTATAATGGGACTCTCTGTAATTATTTTCTTTTTGTATTATATGTTATAGAGGTGCAAGAAGGATCAATCGAGAAATGTCTAATGTCTATTTTGAAAGGATGATTAGAAATGACATTTAATTCCAAATCTGTAAGTATTGTATTGGCTCGTAATAATTATTATTATTACGAAGCTATTGACAAACTGAATAGAGTTCAGTTTGCTCAAAAAATCACGATGGTCGGAGGAGAAGAAAAACTTGGTCTTATCGAAAATGGACAATTTCATGAATTTGAAATCGGGTTCAATAACAAGGTTTATCTTGGTGATCCGACACTGGATCACATCTCGGCTTTCAAAATCGAGCCGGTGAGGTTTTATTGATGGGGCTATATGCCCCTTCTTTTTTTTTTTTGAAAATATTGTAGAAATAATATACTATATACATAGAGAGATCTTAAAGATCTATATTTTTCAACTTTGAAAGGATGATTATAATGGGTAAAATGACAGAATTCTTCGAAAACAAAAAGTTTAAGGGTAAATGGAATATTAAACCATTAG